CATCGGCTGACAATATCGTCAAGTATGACCCGGTGACGGGGCTGTATACCGCCTGCTCGACCGGCACCAATGGCGAGGTGGACGCCTTAGCGGTGATGCCGGACGGCAAGATCGTGCTTGGTGGCGCGTTCACCCTCGCGGGCGGGGTGGCGAATACGGTTCGGATCGCGGTGTACGATCCGGTTGCGAATACCTTTGCGGCGCTCGGCACGGGCGGCAACGCCAATAACGTGCTGGCCTTAGCGGTGGATGGCACGGGCAACATCTACGCGGGCGGCTCGTTTACGCTGATGGGCGGCATAGCGAACACGGTACGGCTGGCAAAGTGGACGGGCGCGGCGTGGACGGCGATGAGCACCGGCGCAGACGGCACGGTCAATGCGCTTGTGCTTGGATTGGATGGCAAGCTCTACATCACCGGACAATTCAACAACCTGGGCGCGGTGGCAGCCCTGCAGATTGGACTATGGAATGCGACAACGGCGGCATTCTCCGCGATGGGTACGGGGCTGAACAGCACCGGCGGGAGGGCGTTGGCGCGCGGGCCGAACGGCTTGATCTATGTCGGCGGTATTTTCACGCTCGCGGGCGGCATCAGCGGCACGAACCGCATCGCGCAATGGAACGGGGTAACGTTCCAGCCGATGGGCAACGGTCTGGGCAGCGATGTCTTAGCGCTGTCGGTGGACTTGCAAGGCGTGGTGTACGCAACCGGCAGTTTCGCGGGCGTATCGGGCGGTGTGTCGTTTCCCGATGGCGTGGCGCGCTTTAACGGCGCGGCGTGGACGACTATCGGTGTGGACACGCCCGCCATCAGCGGCACCATCAACGCCAGTTTGGTCACGCCAGAAAATAACCTCTATTTGGTCTACAGCGGCACCGGCACGGCAACGAGTGAAGGTCAAGTTACTATCACCAACCCCGGCACGGCGCGCAGCTTCCCGACCGTGACGATCAACGGGCCGACCGCAACGACCGCGCGCATCTACTCACTGATCAACTACACGACTAACCGTGCGATCTATCTCAATTTGACGCTGAACGTGGGCGAGGTCGCAACGCTGGTGTTTCGACCAGACGCGCTCAGTTTTACGAGTACGTTCCAGGGCAACATCGCGAATACCATCCTGCCCGGCAGTAATCAGGCTGACTTTTTCTTGCAGCCGGGGGCAAACGTGATTGCGATGTTTTCATCGAGTAGCACCGTCGTGGCAACGCTGTATTACCGCCCGAACTACGCCAGTTTAGACGACGTGCAATGAGCGTACTCACCACATTCCGATTGAGCGACCCGCTCGGCGTCTCGCTGATTGAGATCGTCAACTACGTATCTTTTACGTATGTGCTCAACTGCTCGCCTGGTCAGATTGGCGTGCTTGAGTTAGAACTGCCGCGCTCGTTTGATACGAGTCTACTCCTGCGCGATGGGCGGATCGGGCCGTGGCGGGCGATTAGTGGACGCCCACCCTACAACGACAACGGCGCGCAGTACCTCATCGAGACGATCAGTTATCGCTCGACATCCACGCTGGTGCGGGCGTATCACGCGACGGGCATCATGGATCGACGGATTATCGCCTACGCTGCCGGCAGCGCCTACGCGAGCAAGGCAGCGACGTTTGCAGACGATATGCTCAAAACCTTCTGGACTGAGAACGCAGGCGCGAGCATCAGCAGCGCCGACCGGGATGGCGTCGAGACACAGGCCGACATTAGCGCGTATATCACGACGCAGGCGAACCTGAGCGCGGGCGCAAGCGTGGCGAAGGCGGCGGCACGGCGCAACCTGCTCGCCGTGGCGCAAGAGTTAGCCGAAGCATCGACCACCGCCGGCACCTATTTGACCTTTGAGATTATCGCGCCGACCGAGAGCACCCTGGAACTGCGCACGTACACCACACAGCGCGGCGTGGATAGACGGGCGAGTACCGCAAGCCCGGTCATCCTGCGCGAGCAGGCGGGCGTGCTTGAGAATGCAAGCCTGACGATTGACTACCACGATGAGAAAACGTTCATCGTAGCGGGCGGGCAAGGCGAGGGCACGGCGCGCTTGATTGCAACGGCGCTCGACACCACGCGCATGGGCGTCAGCCCGTTCGGGCGCATCGAGACGTTCGCGGATATGAGTAACGTCAACAGCGCGGCGGGGTTGCAGGACGACGCGGATAGCGGGCTTAGGAACGGGCGCCCAATCATCACGTTCACGGGCGATCTGATTGAGACACCCGCGCTCACCCGTGGGATTCAGTTTGACCTTGGGGATATGCTCACCGCCGAAGACCCGCAGACACATCAGCAGTATGATGTCAGGCTGGACATGGTGCAAGAGTCGTCAAGCGGGACATCGCGCATCGCGCTTCGGAGCGTGACATGAGCGACTTGATGACACAGCGTGACCTCGCGCGGCGGCTTGAGCAGACGCAAGTGACCGAGCGACCGGGCGGCGTGACGGGCTTTGACACGTTCTACGCCACTGGCACCTATGTGCCGACGTACTTAGGTGGCACGACGGCGGGTGCAACCACCTATACAACGCAGTTCGGCGCATGGACGCGGATCGGCAATGTCGTTATTGCTACCGGCACCGTGGTCTGGACAGCGTCGACCGGTACCGGCAACGCGCAGTTTAGCTTGCCGTTTACAACTGCCAATGTCACCGATCAGTTTTTTAGCGGTGGCTGCCGTACCGTCAACGTGACGTTCACCAACAGCGCACCGCAGGTGCGTTTCGTGAATAATAGCGCCTTCTTTATTCTTGAATCACCGCTGACGAACGCGGCATCCGCAATCGTGCAAATGGAGGCAGCGGGGAACGTCATCTTTACCGTCACCTACTTTGTCGCATAGGAGTTGTCATGGCAATTGACCAGATTGAGAAGCGGCGCAAGGTTGCAGTAGCGGCGACCGGGCTGGCGCCTGCGCTGATGGATACGCTCTACAAGCTCGACGCCTTGCGCGCACAGCGCGACACGGGTGGGCCGGGCGGGACGCCGCTGGTGTTCGCGGATACGGACTTCACCGGGCAGCCGGGACTCGTACATATTGACACGGCGATGATCAATGCGTTCTTCGCCGCGCTGCCCACGCTCTTGACTGCGTTCAAGAATCAGAATTTTGATGACATCTTCGAGGGCATGCGGCCATGAGCTTTCAACCGCTCGTCAACTACTCCGGCTATGAGCACGTCTTGAACGCGCTGCCGACGTTCGTGCATCCCGCGAACGGCAATCTGTACGGGGTGGCGATTGAGAAGCAGGGCGGCACCCGCCAAAACCTCTCAGTCTATCGCGTGCGCCCCGGCTCGCATACGTGCGAACTGGTCAAGCGATGGGTGGGCGGCATCGATAGCAAGGCGCAGATAGCGGCGGGCGGGTGCGTCATCCTGCAGGATGGTAGTTTAGAGGTATGGGCAAGCGCGGTGCCGGTCGTCATTCCGCCCGTCACCAAGACCGGGTTCGAGGGCGTATGGGACAGAGTACCGAACGTTGACGAGCCGTGGTCAGGGACAAGCGCCCCACCCGCGCCCGCTGGAAGCGGCGGGGTTGTGCTACTGCCGAGTGTTGCCACGAACGCGGCGTGGGAAGGGCACGTGTTGAGCGCGGGCGTGCTGGTCGATATTCCTTCGGTGTTTGGGGTGCCGAGCGCAAGCGCCTACCTCGTGCGGTTCGTGGCGGTAGCGCCAGCGGCGAACGTGCGGGCGAGGGCCGGCACGCAGGCCACGCCCTTTTTCCTCACGTGCAACACACAGGCGCCGGGGGTCGAGATGCACGAGCAGGGGTGGATACCGGGGCCGCAGGCGTGGATCAGTCCGGCGCAGGGTACGCCGACGACGTGGCTGCAAGTGATTGGGTATTCGACATAGCAACACCCCCGCTGCGGGCGGGGGTGTCTGTTCCTCAATCGTCCTGGGTTACGGTGGAAGGCATCGCGGATCGGCCATGTCAGACCTTTCTGCTCGTGTGACTACCCCGTTTCGTCATGTCATGACACTGCTATACTACGGTGTGGCGTGGGCGGTGTCAATAGGCCAATCGGATAGGCGTCAACTGTCCTTCGATATAGGCCATGTGGCCGGCTGCGTTGCCCCATCCTCAGTCCTAAACTGTGCCACCTCGCCCGTGCGAACCTCCTTGACCCGTGCCAACACCGTTGCACGATGCCCGCCGACCGCTTTGAAAATATCGTTCGCGCTGAACAGATCGCGACCCTTCTCGTCCTTCGCCTGGGCCATGTCCACAATCCATCCGTCCATGATTATGTCACGATCAGCGGGCGGTTTTGCTGGTACCACAGCGGTACCTTGTACTGGTACATGTACCGCCTGCGCCGGATTATTTCCGCCCGCATCCCCCGCTCTTGACATAAACCAATCGCGCCCACCCCACGCCGGCAGCGCCGTGTGGACTATCCGCGCCGTCCATGTATCGCTGTCGTATTTGTCGAACTCCCCCATGCGCACTAACTCATCGGCAATGAACGGCACGTGACGAAACGACAGCAGCACCGCGACGGTTGCGATGATGCCGAGCGTCGGATGCCAGAACGCAAAGATGATGAGCAGCGCGTCAATGATCATGGCGTGTCCTTACGTGCAGCGATCATTGTTTTCCAGTATGACTTCCAACGGTCACATACAGTTTGAACATACACCTGATCGCCCGTATCCCACGATGGCCCATCTGGGCGCGTGCACTCTGACCACCCGTTATTACTGTGCCGAAAGGAGACACATGTGAGGCAGCAACGCGGGTCGGCGAGGCGCACGTTCTTGGCTGGCTTGAGGATCATCGTTCGCTCACCGCTCCCGGCTGTGGCCCACCGCTGCCGGGGGTATGACAGCCGGTGCGCGGGAAGAACACTTGACCCATCGCACACCCGTTCGACGTGCGCGCCCCGATGACCTCAGCCTGCGCCGCGCTGATGGGCGGCACGGCGGCGGCCATTGCGTCAGGCACGACCGCGCCTATTGGCGCGACGATGTACGCGGGCTGATCGCCAGTTGCGGGCATCAAGATCGGCCCGGTCTGCGCGGGTGGCGGCTCGTCCACGTTTCCACGCGGGCTGTGGTCAGCTTGTGCGCCGACGTTCTCAAGATACGACGCGCTCGGTTCAGGCAGCGCAGCGGGCGCGCTTTCGACAATGACCGGCGCGAGTTGCTCGGCTGTCCACTGTGGTGCGGGCAATTGCTGCGCTTGGGCCAATGCTGCCGGTTCGGGCGTGGGCTGAGATAGGTCAACCACGGGCGCGGCGAGCGCGGGTGTGGGCAGCGCTGCGGTGGGCGTGGCCTGCAAGATGATGTCCGGCTCGCCCTGCGCCGACACCGGGCGCTCGATGCGGTAGACCTGCGCCCATAGCGCCAAGCCCACCAAGCCAAAGATGGCGAAGCGGGCCGCAAGGGTGCGGGCGGGGTCGGCGCGGGGGGTGCTGGTGGTCATGGGGGTTGCTCCTTATTTCCATTCGCCAAGGCGGATTAACGCTTGCGCGTACTCAGGGAAGTTATCATCATCGGGTATATACTGGATTGTCCATGACCCATCAGGGCGCTCCTCAATACGTAGCGGCGGCGTATCATCAAGGTAGAATAAGATGTCGCCCCGCCCGTCTACCTCGTAGCACGGCTGACGGTTGAAGAAAGAGTAGCAAAGATTACCGACCTCAACCCATCGCCCGTCGCGTTCATAGCGTTTCATGCGGTTCGCTCCTTTACACGCGCGAGCGCTTGACTCGCAATCTCGCGCATCTCTCCACACTCGTCACACGGTTCGGGTAGGTCGCTGATCGGACTATCGCACGCGCCAACGACATGGCGATCAATCTGCTCAAGCGCCGCACGGAATACCAATGCCGTGCCTACGGTGCCATCAATCACGTCGCGCTGCGCCTTGTTCTCGGTCAGCAGGCGGCGGTTCTCTTCGTCGGCGCGGGCGAGGGCGCGTTCAAGGTGCTCGATGTGTTCGGCGTCGGTCATACCGTTCGCTCCTTCAGTGCGTCTCCCGCATCCTCTCGCGCTATCCGCGCCTTGTCGGTCGCATCGCCGATTTTCCACAGCACCTTATGCACATCCTCCGAGCACCGCACCCAGCCCTGCGCCTCTAGGCGCGCGGCGGTGGCATCGCTCTCGGCGCTGGTGTGGGCCATGCCGCGATGCAGGTAGATGATCATGGTAATTCTCCCATTGGAATGCGCTAAACGCTTGACGGACGTGGTATAATGAGAGCATAAAAGGACGCGCCGTGCTTGCGACACAACGCGCCCGTTACCTAAACTGTGGTAGCAGTTCAGGCATGGTGATTGTACCATAGCCCCGTTCGTGCTACCCACCAAAGAAAGGTGGGTTTTATTATGTCCAAGGTAAAATGGGTGAACCTGATCCCGGTTCCGCGCGACAATTACAAGTGGGGCGCGCACACGGTCTACCTTGTCCACGCGCCGCGCGATGACATCTACAAGATTGGATGGACAAGCCAGATTGAGACGCGCATGTCCTTTCTGGAACGTGAGCCGAGTCAATTCAGAATCGCCACCCCACCGTACCGACTGATCCATACCATCGATACATTGCGCGGGCGATTTCTGGAACGTCAGTTGCATTTGATATTCGCTCATCGTCATATCCTGCAAGAGTGGTATCGGCTTACGCGGGCCGATGTGCGCTGGATTATTGACCTGGGTGATAGCCTCGAATACGGTGTGCCGTTGAACGCCGATGTCGTGCCGCCGCTGGCAGAAGAAACGCCATCTTGGGACTAAGCTAAACGGCATTATGCGGGATTAGCTACATCAGTGTACGGGCGCGTATTTTTACGAGTGCGCGCCCGCTTGCACGAAGCGCAGCAGTACTCAGACGGTCTACCGCGCCCTGCACTTTTCAGCCGATTCTCGCACCCATCGCGTTTGCATGTTTTAATCTTCCGACTTGCCTTGACCGTGTGACCGTGCATCGCGTTGTCTGCCGCCCGCCGGCACCCCTCGGAACAATACTTGCGCCTGCGCCCTTTGGCGGGTTGCTCGATTGGGTTTCCGCATGAACAGTTCATAGTCCTACGCCCCCTCGCCCCACGCAATCCACGCCGACACCGCAAGCACGGTCACGATGCGCAGCCAGGCGACGGCGGCGGGCGTGGGCATGATGGCTACTTCTTCTTCGATGTCGCAAGCGCAATTCCCGATATGACCATACCGAGCACGCCAACTGCGAGGCTAATAACCGGATCGACTCTGCCGACCAAAAACACCGAGGTCAGCGCAACGACAAAACCGATCAGAGTAATGCGTCGGATGTTGCCCATCGCCTTGTCATCGTCCTTCTGCGCGGTCGTCGCGCGCGGTGGCCTTGCGGCCTGTCTCTTTCTTCGGTCTGCCCACGCCCCGCCGCTCGCGGCGGTAGCGTTCGACTTCCTCCGGGGCGATCCACCAGTCGCGCCCGCGCTTCTCGGCGGCGATGGTGCCGCGCTTGATATAGCGTGTTACTGTCTTTGGCTCCACACCCAGGCGTTGGGCCGCCTGGGTGGTCGTTATATCGTCTACACCCATCGCTCGCCTGCGTTGTATTTGCTCATTAGTTCATCGGCGCGGGCCTGGGCATCAGCGCTCAGGTTCGAGTAGTAGGGCATAAAGGGGGAAAATGTATTGGTGTTGCGGTCATACTTCTGTACGCCGCTCAGTTGCGGGTAGATTGCGATTAGACCGGCGACCGGGGCGATTTCCCATTTGTAGCCTTCGACATTCTGCTTGCGCGGGGCGGCGATTTTCTTTGCGCCTTTGCTTTGGCTCGGCAGTTGCGTGGTCGGGAGGAATTCGCCGCCGTGGTAGAATTCACCATTGATTGCTGTCTCGCCGCCGGCCATTGCTCGCTTCTGCATTTTCGTTCTCTTTCGTGTATCTATCTTCTAACTGCTTATATTGTACACCTAGGTAGACAATTTGTCAATAGGCAATATTGCCATTTCGGGCACGAGTTTTCACCCGCCCTCCGCCACCGTCAACCCCTGCTGCGCCTCGGCCAGGCGGCGCTCCAGCGCGGCGATGGTGGCGAGGGCTTGGGCGAGTTCCGCCCGCCGTATCTCGGCGACGCGCTTCCAACTGCG